ACCGCCGACGTGAAGCTCGGCTTCGACGGGCCGCGCATGCTGTTCCGGGATGCGGGGGCAGAGAGGTTGTTGTGACCGCGAGAATGACCGAAGACCAAAAGACCCGCGACAAGGTGATCCGGCTGTTGCGCCGCGGGGAGACGGCCTATACGGCCGCCAAGCGGATCGGCTGCAATGTGCCGTATGCCTACCGGGTCCAGGCGGCCTGGCGGGCCCGGCAGTCCAAGGCGAACTATCAGAAGGCAGCGGCGCAGACCCGGGTCAATGAGGAAGTGGGGTACGCCCGCATGAAGCTGCGGCTATGGGAGGCCAACGAGGCGCATCTTGCGGCATTGAGGGCCAGCGGGCAGCATTTCGGAGGGCCGGGCGCCTAGCTTTCCGCCAATCTCTTCGCCAGGATCTCGATCGATCGCGTGACATTGCGGTGGTTTGGCGTATCCGGCGGCGATTCCATCCGCCAGACGTGGACGCGCGAGACGCCAAGTTCTTTGGCGAAGGCATCCTGGCTCATGCCGAGGGACAGGCGGATGGCCTTGAGGTCGGCGCCGGTCATGGCTTGCCCGCCATGCCGCAGTAGCCCTTGAGGCTTATTGGCGGTGTGAACCCCTCGTTGCTTGGGTCAAGGCGCCACCACATGCACTTGCTGGCGATGCAGCGCGTGTTGGCGCATGTCAGCCTAGCGGTTGAGGCCGATTCGCTTAGGTCATCAATCACCCGCGCTTCCGGGCACCACATTTCTTTCGCCTGCTCTTCTGTGACTAGCATGTTTGGTTGTTCCTATGTCTGGGTCAACTCGAAAACCGGCATATCGTCATGCCAAGCGATGTGCATTTGGTAGACGCGGCCGCATTCGGTGATGATAACCACGCGATCCTGAAAGGTGAACGCTGCTACCACACGATCATTGTCTGGCAAATCAATCTGGATCATGGCTTGCCTTACTCCTTTGCCTTCGCGAGGGCGGCACGGGCGATTTCGTCAATGTGGTACAGATCGCGCCGCCGGTCATCGTCCGTGTCGTCCACATGAGGCGTTGCGCGCTTAACGATTCGCTCCAGCGCGGCCACCAGTTCGGCATTGGCGGCCTGCAGGCGGGCTAGTTTGACTTCCGCCTCCGAACGCAGTGGCTTGTCCAGGTATGGCGTATGCTTCATCTCACTCTCCCTTGCTGGCGCACTGGTCAGATCATCGCGGCACCACATCGTATCCATCGCGACGGTTGCCGGTGATCCGCATCGCGGTCAAACCCTCTTGAAAGGCGGTTTCCGCCCAGGCGCGGAATTCGCGAACTTGGCCGCGAGGCACCCTGTAGTAGTAGCGGCGGCCGTCGTAGTCGATCGTCAAGCACCCGGACCTGCCGGGGGATAGAAGGGGATCGCCAGGGTTGCTGGTGTGCTGGTGGCAATATCCAAAGTCGATCATGGTCACTCTCCCTTGCTGATACACCCTATATAGTTGCCATTGGTTACAATGTCAAGGCCCATCTCAGACCCCTTGATTCCCGCCCCCAACTGGCGCATCATGGCCCCGCGGTGGTTCGCGGCCATCGTATCTTGGGCGGGCTCGGGCTGATTTGTGCCAGCTCGACCCGCCCGCCTCCTGCCCTTCGGGGCGTGCACAAAAGGAGCCTGGCCGATGGCCGACAAGCTGCCCAAACCGCCTATAGATCCGGAAGCCTATGTGGGAGATATGCCCTATCCCCGCGATCTCTTCATCGAGTTGCTGGTCGAGGCTGGATGCCCGGCCAATGAAGCGGAGCGCCTTGTGGATGAGGCTCTTGGCTCATTGGCGAGGATACATTGATGTCGAAGAAGCCGATCAAGATCGACTATTCGCCATCGGACTTCCTTGGTGGGACTATTCTGCTCGATGTGTATGAGGAATTAGCCTACCGACGGCTATGCGATCTCATCTATGTGATGGACGGCAAATTGCCCGACGACAAGGCGCTGGCAGACCTCACCAAGACGAAAAAGCGGTGGCCGAAGATCCGCCAACGGCTTCTCGATTTGGGCAAAATCGAGGTCAAAAATGGCTTCATTTTGAACTCCCGATGCATGCTCGAATTGGGCAAAAAAAGAGAGCAGATAGAAAAAGCGCGGCGCGGCGCTGAAATCACTAACACACGGAAAAAGCGAGATGCTGGTGGCGCTCCACCGAACGCACAGCGCACGCAGAGCGGCACGCAGAGCGCTCGCCCGAGGGGGTCGCCTACGGGGTCGCAACCCTTAACCCTTAACCCTTTAACAGAGTCTAAGACTCATATACCTAGCTCTGAAACCGCGCGCGACACCGAGTTCAACTTCATCGAAATCGCCGACGAAGCCTTCCGACGAGCCGGCATCCATCCCGACGAGCAGCGCGACCTCGGCGCCGCGGACCGCCACACCGTCAAGGCTTGGCTCAACGCCGGCGCCATCCCCGACCGGCACGTGTACCCCGTCATCGATGCCTGGATGGCGGAACGCGAACGATCGGGCAAGGGCCCGCCCGACAGCCTGCGCTACTTCGCCAAGGGCGTCGACGAGGCCCGCCAGAACGTCCCTGCCAAGCCCAACGGCGCCAACGGCCACCACGGCCCGGAGGCCTACGTCCCGGTCGCCGAGCAGGACCGCCGGCTCAAGCTGCTCAGGCTCAAATGCTGGATCGACCACGGCGAGAAGCCCGAAGCCTGGCTCGCCCAATGGGGCGACCCGCCGGTCCTCGAGGACGGCAGCCACAACCCGAGATCCGACGTCAGCCCCGAGCTGGTCGCCGAGGCCAGGGCCAGGGCAAAAAGCGAACCCCTTGACAAATCCGCCGGACCCGCGGCGTAATGCCCACCATGCTCAAACGCACCGCCGCCATCCTCAAGCGCCGAGGCATCGACCTCGAAGACCTCCGCACCGCCGTGCCAGCGCCCCCAGGCACCCCCGAAGCCGCCCGCCAAGCCCGCATCCTCGCCGGCACCGAAAAGGGCCGCCTCTCCCCGGAAAACCCCGACAATCCGCCATCGCTGCTCACCGAGGCCGAGCAGAAAAAGCGCAAGCGCAAGCCCCGCGCCAAGGGCGCATCGAGCAGCCGCAGAAGCCTCCTCGACGGCGATCAGTCCGGCCAGCAGGGCGGCACCGCAAGCCCTGGCGGCATGGGCGGAACGGTGGGCGTCTGACCATGCCGGCCAAAGACCGTACGTCCCGAATCCTGCGATCAGCCGGCGCCGAGCTGCGCGACAACCCGCCCGCCATCCTGGCCAGGACCCGGCGCAAGAAGGGCGCCAAGGTGGCCCAGCGCCAGCGTGTCGCCATCCTGCTCAGCAAGGCCCGCGCGCGCGGCGCCAACATCCCGGCGGCCTAATTTAGCGATTCGTAGTAATGGCTGGCGTCGGATCAAGACCAGGCGAGAGGCGAGGCGGACGGCAGAAAGGCACGCCGAACAAAGTTACTCGCGATATCAAAGCATTGGCGCAGAAATATGGTCCAGATGCAGTGCGCGCGATTGCGAAACTGGCAAAAGAGGCGGACAACGACGCCACCAAACTTGCTGCATGGCGCGAACTTCTCGACCGCGGATATGGCAAGGCGAGGCAGCCAGTAAGTGGCGACGACGACAGCCCTCCGATCAAGCACATCCACCGCGTCATCATCGGCCCTCAGAATCCCGACGGCTAGGGTATTCGAGCCATTGCTGGCGCCGTCGCGATACAAAGGGGCATTCGGTGGGCGAGGTTCCGGCAAGTCTCATTTCTTCGCCGAGATGGCTGTCGAATGGGCCATCATGCACCGCGGCGCGCGCATCGTTTGCGTCCGAGAAGTCCAAAAATCGCTGAAAGAATCGGTCAAGCTCCTGATCGAAGATAAGATCCAGGATCTTGGCGTGCAGCGGCTTTTCAGCGTTCTGCACGACCGGATTGAAACGCCCGGCGGCGGGTTGATCCTGTTTCAGGGCATGCAGGAGCACACCAAGGAATCGATCAAATCGCTTGAAGGCTTCGATGTGGCATATGTCGAAGAGGCCCAGACGATGACTGGCGGCAGCTTGGAAATGTTGCGGCCGACCATCCGCAATCCAGGCTCCGAGCTCTGGTTTTCATGGAATCCGCGACATGCCACCGATCCCGTGGATGCGCTGCTGCGTGGTCCGGCGCCACCGCCCGATGCGATAGTCGTCCAGGCCAATTACATGGACAACCCGTTCTTTCCTGATGTCTTGGAAGACGAGCGGGCGTTTGACGCGCAGCACAGTCCCGTCCGCTATGCCCATATCTGGCTGGGCGAATACGAGCCGATGGCAGTCGGCGCCATTTGGAACATGGCCACGATCAACGAAGGCAGGCGCAGCCGGGAAAACCTGCCCGACCTCAAGCGAATCGTGGTGTCGATCGATCCCGCCGGTTCGGCGGAACCTGGAGCGAACGAGACTGGCATTATGACGTGTGCCGTCGGCGAAGACGGGCGTGGCTATGTGCTTGACGATTTATCGCTCAGCGGGACGCCTCAGCAGTGGGCGGAGCGGGCCCTGGCGGCCTACGATCTTTACGGTGCCGATGCCATCGTCGCGGAGGTCAATTTCGGCGGTGACATGGTGGCGAACACCATCAGGGCCATGCGCCCCAACGTTCGGATCATCACGGTCCGCGCCGCCCGAGGCCAAAGCAAGCACGTTCGGGCAGAGCCGATTTCCGCTTTGTACAGTCTTGGCAAGATCAGCCACGTCGGAGCCTTCCCCAAACTCGAAGCACAGATGTGCCTGGTTACGGCCGCCGGGTACGAGGGGCAGGGGAGTCCCGATCGTGTTGACGCCTTGGTCTGGGCGTTCACCGAGCTATTCCCGGGCATGGTGAGGCGAGTTCGCGACCGCGACAAGGCGGCCCCGGCCAGGGCCAACGGCCAATACAGGCCGCACAGGTGGCGGGGATGAACGACGACCGCCGTGAGTTTGCAGAAACGCTTGCGACTATCGAGGCAGCGCAGCCCATGGTGGAGCCCACCGAGGACGAGGCACGGAACGGCTGGACACCAGAGACCTTGACGGCGTACCTTGCCGAGCAGCAGGCCGCGCAGGCGCTCAAGACGGATCCTCACAGCGCCTTCAACAAGCGCAACCGGCGGCCGAGCAGGGCGAACAGCCGATACCGGCCCTTGAGGTGGCGAGGATGAAGCCAGGCGACACGATCGAAGCGGCCATCTGGCTCGACGGCCGCGAAACAGTCCAGCAGGTCGAGCGGCACCGCGACGAGGTGATGCTGGCCATGCTCGAGCAGGCCCAGGCGGTTGGCGTGTCGCTCACGCCGCTGCGCTGGGTCGAGAAGCGCCCCGGCGATGATCGCGTGCCTCCGGTGCCCGAGCACATCCAGGGCGCCGACGTGCGCCTGCTGGTCGCGGAGGCCGATGTCACGGCCATGACCGCGGCGCCGAGCAACTTCCTCGCCGAGCTCGAACCGAGCGATCTGCGCCGGCTGCGGGCGGTGACCCGCAGCGCGTACCACCGGCGCTACCCTGGCCAGCCACAGCTCACCGACCGGCAGTGCGACACGCTCATCAACGATCTGGGCCCCGAGGCCGCGATCGCCGCTCTCCACGCCGGCCGGGCCACGCTGCAATGACGCGGGCCCTGGCCGTGTTCCACGATCACGGCTGTCACGCCCTCGATCGCTTCCTGCGCCCCGGCTTCCGCCATTGCTTCGCCGTGGTCGACGCCGGCGGCACCTGGGTTCGGCTCGACGCCATGGCTGGCCGACCGGTCGTGGATGTGGTATGTGCGTCGTCCTACGACCTCGCGACGTTCTATCGGCAGGAGGGCTTTCATGTGATCGAGACCAAGCAAAACGACCAGCCGCCGGCCTGGCCCTGGGTCGTCGCCAACTGCGTCGGCCTGGTCAAGACGGTGCTTTGCATCTCGGCGCCGCTGGCTGTAACGCCCTGGGGGCTGTACCGCCACATGACCGGAACGCCGCGGCGGTTCGCGCTCGGTTCCCTGCTGCCGGGCAAGAGCCTGTTCTCGCCGCCCAAGCCGCCGGCGCCGGTCATCATCCAGCAGCCCGCGCCCGAGGCGCCGCCACCGCCTCCGCCCCCACCGCCGGAGCGCGAAGACCCGGCGATCGCCGAAGCTGCGCGCAAGAGCCGCGAAGACGAGCTCAAGCGCCGCGGCCGGCGGGCATCCATCCTGACATCTGGCCGCGGCGTCACCGAAGACGCGCCGCTTGGCCGCCCCAGCGCCCAGGCCGGCGCCGACACCCTCGGAGGATAGACCATGGCCACGCTTCAATTCACGGTTTGGGACACGGCTTCCTCGGTGGCCAACGGCCCGGTCAAGAATGAAGGCACCATCACGATCGGCGGCACGTCCGCGGCCGGCGCGGTCATCGATGCGACCGGTGGGAACAAGGGCCGGCGCGTGCGGGTCTTCGCCGATACCGCGTGCTGGGTGACATGGGGCGAGAATCCGACCGCGGTCAACGACGGCAGCGAAGGCCGTGCGATGGGCGCGGAGAATCCCGAATATTTCGACATCCCGGCGAACCTGAAAATCGCCGTCATCCAGAGGACCTGACATGGTTGGCAATATCGGCATGCTGCACGCTCCGCAGGTCGGGCCCGTCGAGAAGGCGGTCGACTACGCCTTCACGCTGGTGGCGGGCTGGCAGAAGAAGGACCGCGCGGAGATCGAGCGGGCGCTCACCGAACTCAAGGCGGCGGCCGAGAACAACTCGAAGGTCTACGCCCAGGCATCGAAGGCACTCAACGACTTGTCCCGGCGCGAGGCGGCGGCGCGCGAGCTGGAAGCGGCGGCGCGCGAGGCCAAGGAAAGCGCGGAGGCACTGGTCCGGGAGAACGCCGCGCGGGTCGCCCGTGAGCAGCAGGACATGGACCGCCGGCAAGCCCTGCTCAACGAGGCGGTGCGGGCGCACAACCAGGCCGTGGCCGACAAGGAGCGGTCCCTCGATCAGCGCGAGACTGCAGCGCACCAGCGCGAGCGGGCCCTGGCGGCGCGCGAGACTGCGGCCATTGAACTCGACCGGGCTGCGAGCAAGACCATGGACGAGGCCCGCGCGGTCAGATCCGACTACGAGACCAAGATCAGCGCCCTGCGCGCTTTGGTGGGGGGCCGGGCATGAAGACGTTCAACACGCTGCGTATCATCTACGAGATCGCATTCGCGGCCGCGCTTCTGGCCCTGACGCTGGCGACCGTCGCCCATGCTCAGGAAGCCGCCGAGTGTCGGGCCTACATCGTGATTCAGGCACCGCAGGCGGATGGTACGGCCGCGCCCTATCTGCTGATCCAGGACCCGCCGGGCACGCTGGGCGAATGCAAGGCCATGGCGCAGAGGTACGAGATAGCCTCCGATATCCTGACCTTCGAGCATGGCAGGGGCAGGTTCGTCTCAACCGATCTATGCGGGGCGATCACGGCCGATCTGACGGACGAGGGTGTGAGCCTGACCGGGCCGGAGATCAACGCGAGGTTCGGCGCGGAAATATGCCCGTAGACACACAGCCCAAGATTCCCTGATGCACTATTACCTCGGCGCTTGGGAGTTCGCTACCGATGCGGGGTTTTCCCGCTGGCGGACGCCCGGCGGCGACGGGTTTTGCATAGACCTGAGAAACCGCGACCAGCGCCTGTCGCCGACTCCGGGCCTGGGCCTGTTCGCCTACCCAAGCGCGCGGGCCTATCCCCAGTTGCTACTTGATCTCGGGGATGACCTGCAGGCAGTCCTGTCCGCCCAGCAGCGCACCGGGCTTTCATCCCTGCTGGGATTTTCACCGCCATTCGGCCCGACCACGACCCTGGCCGGCACTATCCGGCGGCTCCTGCTCGACCCCGCGTTGACCGATCCTGCGGGGGTCTCGGCCTGGAAGCCCGTCAGGGCGAAGCTGGGCGGGGATGTGTGCGCTTGCCTGGGGCCGGAGGTTTTCCGGGAACGCTGCGCCCGCGGCCATGACGCCTTGATCGCCCGGCGGAATGTCTTCCGGGCCGACTACCGCCGCACCAGGGCCGAGCGCGATCCGGTCGCGCTGCGAAAGTGGACCGGCCAGATGATGCTGGACCTGACAGGCCGCCTGTCGAACCTGGATGTGGCCGACGTGCTCCCGCCTGAGTTCGCCGCCGATGGGTATGCAAGACCGACGACGACAATCAACGACACTTTCAACCGGGGAGATCAGAGCAATCTCGGCACATCCAGCGATACTACGTGGTCATGGGTCGAAGTCGCATCGACGCACGATATTTCCTCGAACCAGTGCATTTCAGGAACGTCCATAGACGCGAACCACGTCTCGCGGGCGAACACTAATCTAAGTTCCGACGATCACTACGCCCAGATCGACGTGGTGACCTTCCCCCAGCCGACGACGGACAACCGCGCCATCGTCGCGGGAACCGTCGCTAGACTATCGACAGACGCGGACCCGAATTGGGATGGGTACTTCGGTAGAGTGCTGTATTTCGACGCCGGTTCAGGTGGAAGCGCACAACTTATTGACCTGTATGAAGTAACGAACGGGTCATTTTCTCAAATAGGGTCGAACGACACTGTAACCATTAGTCTGCCGGACACCATAAAGACCGAAGCCGATAATTCGACAATTACCACTTATTTCAACGGTACGGCTTCGACTGCGGCGACTGGCACGAATGGCGTGCACACCGGGCAGCTTCAGACAGGCATTTACGGGTTTAACCGTGACGCCAACTATGTGTTAGATAACTACGAGGCGGCGGATTTGGGCGCGGGACCGGCCGCCAACCCAAAGGGCCCGCTGGGCATGCCATTACACGGGCCTTTCGGGGGGCCGATTTAGATGTATCCAGTTTACACAGTTCCGGCCGGCGATACGCTGCCTGTGTTCTTTCACACGTTCGATTCGAACGATCCGAGTGCCAGCGTGACCCTGACCGGGCTGGCGGTGACGGACATTGAAATCTACAAGGACGGGAGCGTTACCCAAAGGGCATCGGATGCCGGCTATACGCTCCTGGATACCGACGGCATAGACTTCGACGGAATCACGGGCATTCATGGGTTTTCAATCGACACCGGCGACAATACGGACGCTGGCTTCTACACCGTAGGCGCGTGGTATCATGTCGTCGTGTCCTCGGTTACGGTGGATGCCGCAACGGTCAATTTCGTCGCTTGCGCATTCAGGATCGTGGCCGCCGAAGGAGTGGCGGGCGTTCCTGACGTGAACGTGACGCATGTCGGGGACACGGCGCAGACGGCCCGAGATTTGGGCGCGAGCGTGCTTCTGTCCTCCGGCACGGGAACGGGGCAAGTTAGTCTCTCCAGCGGGACCGTGACGGTTGGGACGAACAGCGACAAGACGGGGTATTCCCTGGCCGCGACTGGCCTGGATGCAATCAGCCAAGCGGCAACTGGCATGGTCGAGATCGCCAAGGCGGTTTGGGACCGCGTTCTAAGTGGTGCGACGCACAATATCGCTAGTTCCGCCGGCCGGCGCCTTCGGTCGCTGCAGGATAACGGCCTTTATGCCCTGGCGGCCGTTTGGGTCGATGAGGTCAACGGGACATCGACAGGGACAATCTCGTATGAGGATGCGACCGTAACGAACCGGGCGAACGACTTCGACAATGCCCAGACCGTTGCCGCCGCGCTGTTTCTCAATCGCATTTTCGTGGCGAACGGCAACTCGATCACCCTGACGGCCACGATCAGCAATTTCGAGATTGGTGTTCCCGGAGGCAACTGGACGCTCGCCCTTGGTGGGCAGGCGATCACGGGATGCGATATCAACGACGCGGTGGTGTCGGGGACATACTCGGGGACCGATCCGCATTTCCACAATTGCGAGGTAGGCGCTACCAGCGGCACCGCCGCCAAGTTCTACGGCTGCGGGTTTACTGGCACGTTCACCGTCACGGCTACGGGCAATTTCGATCTGGTCGATTGCTATTCCCTGGTGGCAGGAGCTTCCGCGCCGGTAATCGATTTGGGCGCGGCGGTCGGCGCCACGAACATAAGCATTCGCCGCTGGTCTGGCGGCTTGACCCTAAATAACGTCCAGACCGGCGATGTGGTTTCGGTCGATGTGATCTCCGGCGGGACGATCACGGTCAACGGCACCGGGGGCACGGTGGTCATTCGGGGCATGTGCAACGTGGTGGACGGGTCTTCGGGCAGTGTGACCATTACCCAAACGTCCGTCGTGAACATGACCAAGATCAACGCAGAGGCGGACACGGCCATCTCGGATGCGGCCCTGGCCACGGCAGCCTCCCTGGCCACGGCCCAAGCCGATCTGGATATCCTCACAGGGACGGACGGGGCGACCCTAGCCACCAGTCAGGCTAACTATGCTCCGGCCACTGCGGCCCAAGTCGGCACGCCCGTGGATACCGACATCGCAACGGACATCGCGAATGTAGCTGCCCGGACGCTGACCGCCGCCCCGCTGGCGCAACTGACCCAGAACCTCAACAACTGCATCGCCGGAACCGCCTCCGGGACGCCGACCACGACGACAATGGTCAGCAATGTCTCGGTCACGGTCAACGATCAGTTCAACGGGCGGATCATCACGTTCGACGACGACACGACCACCGCCGCGCTCCGGCGCCAGTCCACCGACATCACGGCATGCACCGCGGCGTCTAACACATTGACCTTCACCGCCCTGACCACGGCACCGGTCAGCGGCGATACCTTCACGATCACCTGATGGCTATCTCGGCGGCAAGAGTCACCCGGTTTGGATTGAGCGGCTACATGACCCGGCCCTATGGTAGCTTCGCGGGCAAGACGGCGACCGAGGGAGTGGCGATTACGCCGTTCGAAGGTCTCCGCGTCAACGTGGGAAGGCTGATGCGCTGACATGAACGAGCACGTCGAACAACTGATCCAACGCTGGCGCGAGGCACGTGGCCGGCGCAGCCTGTGGCACCAGCATTGGGATGATCTGGCCCGGGTCGAGCTGACCCGCCGGCTGGGCTTCGTCACCGATGTCGTCGAGGGCGACCGGCGCACCGAGGATCTGTACGACGGCACGGCGATCCAGGCGGCGCGCGGGCTGGCCAACGCCATGGGCGGCATGCTGCGTCCCGAAGGCGAGACCTGGTTCGGCATCAAGACGGTCGACGATGCCGACGAGACGACCGACGAGGCCAAGGACTGGCTGGCCGACACGCAGCAGCGGCTGTACGAAGCCCTCAACGACCCGCGGGCCCGGTTCCGCCAAGCCACCGGCGAGGTCGATCTCGATCTCGTGGTGTTCGGCACCGCGATCATGTACATCGGCGAGGTCGTCGGCCAGTACCGCCTGCTATTCCAGTCGGTGCACCTGAAAGACGGCGTGCCGATCTTCGGCGACGACGGCAACCTCGAAGCCATGTTCCGCTCGCGCCAACTCACGCTGCGCCAGGCCGAGAAGCGGTTCGGCCGGGATGCGCTGTCCGAGACGACCCGCGGCAATCTCGACAACAAGGCCAAGCTCGACGAAAAGGTCGAGTTCCTGTTCGCCGTCACGCCGCGCGAGGAAGGCCGCAAGGGCGCCGCCTTCGCCCGCAACATGCCGATCGCCGAGACTGTCATCGAGGTCGACGCCAAGCACGAGGTCAAGTCCGGCGGCTTCCCGGAGATGCCCTACATCGCGCCGCGCTGGGATACCTCGTCCGGCGAAGAATACGGGCGCTCGCCGGGCATGGTGGCGTTGCCGGATGCGAATACCAGCCAGGCGGTGGGCGAGACCATGCTGGTCGCTGGCCAGCGGGCGGCCGATCCGTCGATGCTGGTGCCGAGCGATGCCTTCATCGACGCGCCCAACACGTTCCCCGGCGGACTGGCCCATTACGAGGCAGACGCGGTGCGCGACCTGGGATTCGACCCGTTCAAGGTGCTCGAGCCGGGCCGCAACTTCCCGCTGACCCGCGATATCCAGCAGGACACCCGCGAGCAGATCCGCATGGCGTTCCTGCGCAACGTCTTCAACCTGCCGGTCGACGGGCCGCAGATGACCGCGACCGAGGTCATCCAGCGCCGCGAGGAGTTCATCCGAGAGATCGGCCCGGTGTTCGGCCGGATGGAAACCGACTACACGGCGCCCATGGTCGAGCGGGCGTTCCAGATCATCCTGCGCGGCGGCGGCTTCGCGCCCATTCCGCGGGTGCTGGCCGGTCGGTCCGTGCGCTTCGAGTATGAAAGCCCGGTCAAGCGCATCCGCGAGCAGGCCCAGGCCGCGGCCGCCCGGATGTGGGCCGCCGAGCAGGCCGAGCTCGAACAGGTGGTGCCCGGCGCGATGGATGTCGTCAACACCGAGGAGCTTGGCCGGTTCGTGGCGAGCGCCCGCGGCGTGCCGCACCATCTGGTCAATGGCCGCGATACGGTCGCCAAGATCCGCGAGCAGCGCGCCGCGGCCGAACAGGAAGCCAAGGAAGCCGAAATGGCCATGGGCGCCGCCGATGCCGGCGCGAAGCTCATCAAGGCCATGCCGGCGGAACCGCAAGGAGCCGGACAATGAGCGAGCAGATGTGGATGGAACGCGCCCAGAGCGCCGAGGCGAAGCTGACGACGTGCCAGCAGAACCAGGACCGGATCAAGGAAAAGCACCGGGGCCTGATGGAAACGCTGGGCGCCAAGGAGCGGTCCGATGGCTCGATCGATATCGACTTCGACGCCCTGGCCCAGCGCCTGTCGATCGAGCACGCCCTCGAACTGCGCGCCGCGATCGACCAGCACCACCGGATCAGCGGCGCTCCGGGCGCCAAGCCGCGGATCTCGGTCACCGCATGAAGGACGACCTCGAGGACTTCTTCGTCGAGCTGGCCTCGGCGCAGATCTCCGGCCGCACCAGGCTTGACCAATATCGCGAGTTTCGGCACGTTTTCCTGGGCTCCGATGAAGGCAAGCGGGTGCTGCATGACATCCTGGCGATGGGCAAGATGTTCGTGACATCGTTCCGGCGAGGCAACGCGAACCTGCTGTTCGCCCAGGAGGGCCGCCGGTCCATCGCGGTCGAGATCCTGAAAATCGTCCGCGAGGAGCCGCGCGAGCGGCCCGACCGGCAACGCAGCGAGAAATAGGAGACAGAAACCATGTTCGTGCGCGACGAGTGCGGATTCCTGACATACATCCCGGCTAGCCTGTGCGGCGCCGAGGCAGAGGGTGCCGCCCAGGCCGGCGCGGAAGGGGCGGCTGGCGGGGCCCAGGCGGGCGCTGGTGCGCCGGAGGGTGAGGCCGGGGCAAAGGGCGCGGCCGGCAAGGAAGGCGTCGAGGGCGCTGCTGGGGCCGCTGAGGGGGCCAAGGACAAGGGCGCCGAGGGTGCCGCGCCGGCGCCGTCCGACTGGCGCGCCGCCCTGAAATCGCCGGATGCCAAGAAATTCGCCGAGTCCTCGCCCGACGTCGACCACTTGGTGGCCCGGGCCCTGCAGTTGCAGAAGCAGGTCTCGACCGCGATCGTGCCGCCCGGCAAGGACGCCAAGCCCGAGGAGATCTCCGCCTACCGCAAGCGCATCGGCGTGCCAGACGCGCCGGAGGGCTACAAGTTCGCCATGCCGGAGGGCGTCGAGGCGACCGAGGCCGACAAGGCGTTCCAGGCGACGATGGCCAAGACGTTCCACGCCGCCAACGTCAGCGCCGAGCAGGCCAAGGTCTTGAACGAGGCCTTCAACGAGGTGACCAAGGCGGCGCAGGAGGCCCAGGTCCAGGCCGACAAGCAATTCGCCGAGCAGGCCGAGGCCGAGTTGCGCAAGGCATGGCCCGGCGCCGAGTACGACAAGAACCGGACCTTCGCCGAGCGGGCCGCGACGTGGATGTTCGGTGACCAGATGGAGGAGCTGCGGCACCTGGAGACCAAGGACGGCCGCTTCATTCTCGACCATCCGATGTTCCTGCGCGCGTTCGCCGCCGCCGGCCGCGAGATGGCCGAGGGCCAACTGATCCCGCCGATGGCCGCCGACGACCGGGGCCGGGCCGAGGAGCAGGTCAAGGATATCCGCGCCAGGATCGAGGCAGCACAGGGCCGTGGCGATTCCAAGGAGGCGAACCGCCTGTTCCAGGAGGAGCAGCGCCTGCTGTCGCAGATCCAGGGCAGCCGGCCGATCGTCGGCGCCGCCGGCAGAGCGGCTTGACATAGAAGTCAACACCCGCTAAGAGGGCATATCGGTCGCGCCTGGTTCACCGGATTCCCGGCCCCCGGCGCGACCGCAACCGCAGACCCGATGCCCCTGCGGGATCGAAGGCGGCCCCGAAAGGTTCACCGCCAACCTCCCAACGGTTCACTGAGGCGATGCTGATCCCATCAACGATTTTGGGGCAGCTTCCTCATGCCTACCTCCATCGATACCGCCTTCATTACGAGCTATGACGCGAAGGTCCACGAGGTCTTTCAGCGCAAGGGCTCGTATCTGCGGGACGCCGTTCGGATGAAGACCGATGTGGTCGGATCCACGGCCGTCTTTCAGAAGATCGGCAAGGGCGTGGCGACGACCAAGGCGCGCCATGGCACCATCACGCCGATGAACCAGACCCACACCGCGCCGAGCTGCACGCTCGCCGACTTCTACGCCGGCGATTGGGTCGACAAGCTCGACGAGGCCAAGATCAACATCAACGAGCGCGACGTCATCGCCTCCGGCGGCGCCATGGCGCTGGGCCGCAAGGTCGACGACCAGATCACGACGGTTCTCGACACCACGACCCAGACCACGGTAACGCTGACCGTGACCTCCAAGGCGGCGATCCTGGCCACCGCGGTCGAGTTCGCCGAGGCCGCATGGGACAACGACGTGCCCAATGACGGCGAGGTCTACGCGGTCGTCACCGCCCGCTACTGGTCGCAGCTCATGCTGCTCGACCAGTTCCAGCGGTCCGAATACGTCCGCGCCGACGGCATGGCCTTCGTCACCGGCCCGACCATCGGGGGCGGGCGCTGGAAGGACTGGATGGGCATCAAGTGGAAGATGCAGACCGGCCTGCCCGGCGCCGGCACCGCGACGGCCAAGTGCTTCATCTGGCACAAGAGCGCCGTGGGCTACGCAGTCGCCGCCTCGGCCGGCAACATCGCCGGCAACAACGCGGTGGCGGCCGACATCACCTGGCACGGCGATCGGGCGGCCCACTTCGTCAACCACATGATGAGCGGGCAGTCGGTCATGATCGACGACACCGGCGTCATTGAGGGCAACCTCAACGACACCACCGCGATCGCCACGACGTAAGGAGCTGAGACAATGGCTTACACGGCAGGCAACCTGGCCCAAATCAGCTCCGTCAACGGCTACGGTCTGTATCGGTACGACACCACCGATCAGATGGACGTCGTGGAGGATGCGGGCTACTTCAACAACAAGGACGACAACCTCAAGCTGGCCAAGGGCGATATCATCCTGGGCTTCACCTGGGCGACCGCGGTGCGGACCGGGACGATCAGCGAGGCGAAGTCCTTCGTCGTCACCAACGTGATCGCGAACGACGCGGCGGCCTCGGCCGGCAACGTCAATATCGCGGAGATCTGGATCACCTCGGGCGTCTCGTCCGGCGGCTGATCTGTCAACGAGCACGGCACGCACGACCTTGGGCGGCGGGGTTTCCTCGCCGCCCTATTCTTTGCGCCACTCCGGGCCCTGTATCGTGGCCGGCGCGGCGTGGTGTCTGCACGAGGACCTGCACCTCGCCCGGGCCCTGGTCGGCGATGTGCCGGTCATCGCGGTCAACGCGGCGGCGCGCGAGGTCCGGGCCTTCGCGCTGTTCACCCAGCACACCGAGCGGTTCACCCAGCGCGGCCACGAATGGATCCGGCACCAGCGCCGGCTGTTCGGCGGTGGCTTCACCGTCCACGCGCCGGGGAAGGGCACCGAGCCTCATGTCGACCACTGGTGGCCCGATGCCCGGGGCGGCGGCGGGTCGGCCTGGGGCGCCCGCAAGGTGGCGTGGCTCATGGGCTTCGATCCGGTGATCCTGTGCGGCTGTCCGCTGGACCCTGGCCCCTATGCCGGGCACCGGCCGGGGATGTTCATGACCAGGGCGAACGTGATCGAGGATCTGCGCCGCGGCATCGAGGCCGAGCCGCATTGGCATCAAGGGGCTTGCTCGATGAGCGGCTGGACGTGTAAGGTTCTCGGGTCGCCGGCAGGACCGGCGCAACCGGACGCTTCACGATGACCTTTCTCTGATTGAACACTGCGCGCGGTTAGGCGGTCCCGGTCTCTGTCCGGTGGCCGGGGCCGCTGCCCCGCGCGTCAACCGTCTGGTCTCATGCTGACAGTCGCCTGCGTACTTTCAGACGGCCCCAAGCGCCACTACGACCGCAGCCACGTCGAGCGCCTGGCGCACGGAGTCGACCAGCATCTCG